CTCGGCAGTGTATGATGCACTTAAGCCAGAAACTCAAGAAAAAGTTGATAATATGTTAAGAACTAAAGAAGGTATGCTCAAACTATCAAACTTTGCATTTACCAAACTTAATGAAGAAATACAAATGGTAAATGAGGCCGAAAAAGAAGGTCGATTAGATGAAATATTACCTCTTGTACCAATAGGTGCGGCAGCCGCAAGGGTTCTAGTACCAATGGCCTGGAGATGGGGAGCGAAAAAGTTAGCACAAAGGGCAGGCAAAAAGTTGGCAACAAAAGCCGGAGGAAAATTCAAGCCAGGCATGAATCCTAACTCTGTAGCATCTAGAATAAAGCCTGGTGGCGGCAAAAGTGTGTATAAGCAAATAAAAGATAAGTCAATCGATTATGGCTTAAAGCCTAGTGCGTATGTTGGCACAGCGGATTATATGAGTGGCGGATCTGGTAGTGGCACGACTCTTGCCAATAAGGCATGGGACGCTGTGGACGGTAATCGTAATAGTAATAGTAATAGTAAAAGTAAAAGTAGTAACTCAACCAGCGATGCGTTAGATGTTGTAAAAAGAAACTGGGGCATTGCGGACTCTGCCCATTCAAAAGGTAAACTTATTCCTGAGGAGTACTCAGGAGCAGATGCTGTAATAGACAAAAATGGTAAGAAGCATGACCCGAAAAGTACAAGCGGCAAGATGATTATAAATATGAAATGCAATAATCCTAATGTCAAAGACAAGACAGGCTGTGGTAAAGGAAAGTTAGGTAAAGAAGAAAAAAAACGTAGACGTGGTGTTATAGTTAAAAAGGGTTGGGACATGGCCAAAACAGGTGGTAAAAAGTTAGGCAAATCAATAGCCGGGACAGTAACTTCAACTGGTTTTGCCAATCCATTTGACCTTAAATCATCAAAGTATTCACCTGAAGATAAGGCGATAGAAATGATGAGAGAAGCAACGGAACAGGCTATGATTGAACTTAAGATGCCTCCAATTGATAATGTAGAAAAAACAAAAGTAACAGTTAAAGGACCACAAGATAATTATGATGACAGAGTTCAAAGACTAGCAAGAATAAAAGATACAGGTAAGATGACATCACCTAAATCTAACATTAATATAGTAGATAAGAATAAGCCTTGGTATAATCAAGGAGCATTCAAAAAAAATCCAGACAATTTCAAAGGTTATCCAGATAAATGGAAAACTAAAAAAGTAGATACAAAAGTAGATAAAAAAGATGATAGAGCATGGAATAAACTCAAAGTGAATTTTTAATAAATCTCTATTGACTTTCTAAGTCGATTATGTTAATATATAAAGAGTGAGAAATCACTCTTTTTTATTGTCCAACTTATAGGAGATTTATATGTCAATTGATGCAATTAACGAAGAAGAAAAAGCCAAACTTACCCAATTAGTGAACGAGGGTTGTTTAGTTTTACAAGAATGCGATGACCTCAAAGGTGGATTACGTGATACTGTAAGAGCAATTGCTGAAGAAATCGATGTAAAACCATCGGTATTAAATAAGGCAATCTCTGTGGCACACAAAGCGAAACTCGCCGAAACTCGTGCAGATTTCGAAGATATGGAAACAATTTTAGAAACTGTAGGGCGCACTCTTTGAGTTATGTAGATGCGTTCTATAACAAAGATAAAGATATTGTTCAAGTTGTAGAACGAATAAAAGGCAAAAGAGTCTACAATGATTATCCGGCGTGGCGTACTTTCTATGTGAAAGACCCACACGGTGACCATGTAAGTATCTATGGTGACAAAGTTCGCCAAATCAAATGTAAACGACTTAAAGACCTTCACAAAGAACGAAAAATTAATGCTGGCAAAACATTTTACGAAAGTGATATGAAACCAGAAGTAAAATGTTTAAGTGAACATTATATTGGAATTGAGTCACCAACTCTAAATACCGCATTCTTCGATATCGAAACAGACTTCGATGCGAGTCGAGGGTTTGCTGACCCTAGTGACCCATTCATGCCAATTACAGCAATATCTGTTCATCTTCAATGGTTAGAATTACTAGTGACTCTTGTTATTCCGCCCAAGTCAATGAGAAGTGGCGAGGGCCTTAAAGAGGCAGAAAGAATTTGTGAGCAATTTGACAACACACAATTGTATTTGAGTGAGGCCGATATGCTCAATGACTTTTTAGATATCATTGAAGATGCTGATGTGTTGGCTGGTTGGAACTCTGAAGGTTATGATATTCCATATACAGTAAATCGAATCACCACTGTATTAAGCAAATCTCATACACGCAAGTTGTGTCTGTGGGATTTAGTACCCAAAACTAGAAGAGTTGTTAAGTATGGTAAAGAACAAGAAACATTTGACTTGTTTGGAAGAATTCATTTAGACTACCTAGAATTATATCGTAAGTACACATATCATGAAATGCATTCATACGCACTTGATACGATTGGTGAACATGAAGTAGGTGAAAAGAAAGTTGCATATGATGGCACATTAGACCAATTGTATAATAATGATTTCTATAAGTTCGTGGCATACAACAGACAAGATGTTGCTCTACTTGATAAGATTGATAAGAAACTAAGATTTATTGAATTGGCTAATGAGATTGCACACGATAACACAGTTAATATCAAAACAACAATGGGAGCAGTTGCCGTTACAGAACAAGCAATCATTAACGAAGCCCATAGACGAGGCATGATTGTTCCTGATAGAAAGAGGCGGGAATGGTCAGATGATGATATAGAGTATTCAGATGAAGAACTTCATGTGTTAGAATTACAAAAGGCCGCTGGTGCTTTTGTGGCAGTTCCCAAAGCAGGATTACAGAGATGGGTAGCAGGTATTGATATCAACTCTCTTTATCCTTCAGTTATTCGTGCCATGAATATGTCTCCTGAAACTATTGCTGGACAATTAAGACCAGACTTAACTGATAAGATGATTGGTGATAGAATAAAAGAAGGTAGAAAGACTGGCGCAAAAACTTATGGTTCTTCTCAAGCATGGGACGAAACATTTAGTACAGAAGAATTTCGTTTAGTTAATGAAAAAGACAAAGCAGCCAATATCACTTTAGTACTTGAAGATGCTCCTTTTGAAGAACTTAAAACAACTCAAGACCTTACTGGTGCCGAAGCATATGATTTGATATTCAATAGTCCTTTAGAATGGACTCTTACTGCGAATGGCACTATATTCAAGCAAGATGTTCAAGGTATTATTCCGAGTTTATTAGAACGATGGTGTGCTGAACGACAAGTGATGCAAGAGAAAAAGAAACAGGCTATTAAAAATAATGATGCGGTAGAGATAGCACACTGGGATAAACGACAACTTGTGAAAAAGATTAACTTGAACTCATTGTATGGTGCGTTATTGAATCAAGGATGTCGTTTCTATGATAAACGCATTGGACAATCAACAACTCTTACAGGTCGTTGTATCACACGACATATGGGTGCCAAGACGAATGAAGTTATCGCAGGTCATTATGATTATAAAGGCCCATCAGTTATATATGGTGATACAGACTCAATTTACTATTCAATGTATCCTGTTTACAAACAAGAGATTGATGATGGTACTATTGAGTGGAACAAAGATAAAGTTTTAGAATTGTATGACGAAGTTGCAAATCAAGTTAATACTAGTTTTCCAGATTTTATGAAAACATTCTTTAATGTTCCTAGAAAAGAAGGCGAGATTATTGTTGCTGGTAGAGAAAATTGTTCAATTACGGGAATCTTTATTAAGAAGAAACGATATGCGTTACTGATATACGATGACGATGGTGTTCGCCGAGATAGCGATGGTTCTCCTGGTAAGATTAAAGCAATGGGTCTTGACTTGAAACGAAGTGATACTCCATCTTATATACAGAATTTTCTAAGTGAGGTTTTATTAAAAATATTGATTGACGGAACACGAGAAGATATTATTGAAATGGTTAAAGAGTTTAAGAAAGAGTTCAGAGCAAGACCTGGTTGGGAAAAAGGTTCACAGACTCGTGTGAATAATTTGACTTCTTATAAGAATCGTGTGAATGCCGCTAAGAAGGCAATGGCAAGAGATGTGAAAGGTGGTGGTGATAATGCTAAAAGAGATAAGGTTCATTTGCCTGGCCATGTTGCCGCATCATTGAATTGGAATATGTTACGAGAACTCAATCAAGACCGATACGCAGTAGAAATAGTAGATGGTATGAAGACGATTGTTTGTAAACTAAAACCCAACACCTTTAAACTGAAAAGTGTTGCATATCCTGTTGATACTACTAAAATACCTCAATGGTTCCAAGAGTTGCCATTTGACCACGAGTTGATGGAACAAACGATTGTTGATAAGAAGTTAGAAAATATAATTGGAGTACTAAATTGGGATATAAGTGATGCTAATGCATCAGAAACATTTGATAATCTTTTTGATTTATAGGTTGACAAATGTGTCAAAAATATGTTATAATTAATTTAATTAATCAAAAGGAGTAAGTAAATGCGTGATATTTTAAAGGATATTGTCAAACACACACATTCTCTTGGAATCATTCAAGCGGCTAAACTGACAACAGATGAAGAGGGAACGGCAATTGATGCTATGGATGAAGACCGTACAGTTGTATTGATGGGAAAATTACATAAGCCAGTGCCTGAATTCGAAGGAAAGTTTGGACTAGGTAGACTAGGTGTCTTAAGTGGGTTACTTAGTTATACTAGTGAAGACAAAGAAGGCAATC